CCATGTGCAGGACATGAAGTCAATCTCTTTCAGGTTCGTGATGGCAAATATTTTTGTCGGTGCATCATCCACAAATTTGATCGTGTTGATGATGCCAATCGGATAGATGTCACCGAATGAGTCTGCCCACTTCAAGCCGAAGAGATTGACATCGAGCTTCGTCTTGTAGCCTCGGTTCATGTACCACTTGGCAAGCGCATGCTGGCGTTTGAATGTCAGCCGCTCGTCAGTGGTCACATCACCATTGAAGTCGGTGCGGCGATACCACTCATCATTGGTGAGCGTGATGCCGTCAGTCTCAAGGATTGCGCCCTTGTGGTTCTGCGTCTGCGCATCGTCAAGATAGACCGTTTCCGTGTCGGTCTTCACAACATCCCGCGCAATGGTGTACCGATCATAGTCACCCTTCACCACTCTATTGCGCTGAATGCTGATGCTGTTGGTGATCTCTATTGTCAGGTCACTAAAATGACATTCATTTGTGGGTGCAACCGGAGGTGGAACGTAACTGCTTAACTGCAACCCATTCGTGAGATATACCTCAATCCATCCATCGAAAGGGATGCTGTCGGTCTCATATTCCTCCGTGCGCCATTCTTTAGAACTGGTGCCTGCCGGGTAGTTGGTGACAAGGCCCTGGCTGACCCCCAATGGGTTGTAGACTTGCCAAGAGTTGTCCGAGTACCGCAGGAAATAGGTGAGCGTTCCGTTCTTCAGAAGTATCTTGCCATACTCCAGAAGGTTGCTATTTGGTGAAAATTCAGTCGATGTTCGGAAGTTCACGCTGAACTTCATCTTGTCCTGCCACTTGACATAAAAGCGGCAGCTGAATGCTTCAGTATTCATCGCAGCCACCGTGCCCGGAGGTGCCGTAACATTTGATCCGCCGATATAAAAATAATTGTTGCGCAGACCTCCGACACTATACTCTTCTCTCCTGCCAATGGGAGTAACATTTAAGACGGTGCCTTCCGTGCCGTATTGGTACGGCTGCCACTGATCGACCGTGTACTCATCGTAAGATATGAGTATGCTGTTGCCGCCTCCGTCTGTCTCGGTCTTGGTGCCGCTCTGAACGTAATCACCATATTGAAACGACTGATTGCAGATAAGTTGATTGTGCGGCACCCAGTCGAAATTCGCTTGCGTGTAAATTGATGGCTTGATAACGCTTTTAAGCATCTCGGGCACAATCGGCTTGACCTTTTCCTGAACTCCGACCTCGATATCATACCGCTTGTTCACCGCCGCTCTATTGCCTACCGTTGGCCGGTTCGTGTTGAAGCCCACAAGATTGCCCGTGCGAAATAGTTCAGGAATTCGCAGAATGACCCACAAAGAATTCCATTGGAATAATGTTTGAGACCACGCGCGGTTGATCTTTTCGAGCACCATGTAGCCATTGTCGAACTCACCAGGTGCCTGCTCAAATGTGCGTGCATCAATCAAGCACTGGTCAATGCCGGTCTGGTTCGATGCCGATGACATCGAGGTGTGAAAGAGGTTTGAGTAGATTCGAGTGTAGAAGAAGTTTCCGATGATATCATCAGCAGCGTATTGGATATAATTGAACGGCGTGTAGGTGCCGATCAGTGCCGCTCCGGTGCCATCGTTGAGTTGTTGGTTCTGAAGCCTCCCAAAGCCTTCATCTGCACGAAGCGTCAGGATGTGGTTAGTTGATATCCAAGTTTCTTCGATGTCCTCCTGACTTAATATGCCCGACCAATAACTGCCGAAGTCACCGAAGTCAAATCTGACGGTGATGTCGGTGTCGTTGTCGGTTAAAAAGTCCTCCAGAGATACCCCTCCGGCGGATGCCAGCACCTGAATGGTGGCTTGCTGTGGTCGGATGGGCTTGAACAAGTCGAAGTCTTGGTTAAACTCCCCAAGTATGAACGGCTGCGGCCCACCATACAAGCGGATGGGCGCATCATTGTAATCATCGAAAATAAAGTTGACCGTGCAAAGATCACCCTGCACGTTCTCGAACTCCATGAAGAACTTGACTGCTGCCATTAGCCGACTCGGTTTATGCGTGCGTTTGAGCTATTTAGCACCCCGACAAGGTCAGTGCCCCTCTGCGTGAAGACTACCTGGCCGGCAAGTTGCAGACCGCCGCCGAAGCCACCCACACCGCCAAAGGTTGGGGCGGCTGCGCCACCAATCCGAAGACCGCCGGCACCGCCTGCGCCACCAAGTTGCAGCGCACCGCGGAAGGCAGTGCCAAAGTTGATGGTGCCACCGGATGCAGCTGATATGACCAGTGCAAAGGCAGCAGCCTTGACCGTTGCCTTGATCAGGTCGATGACAAGTTTCTTGAACGATTCGCCCAGTGACTTGATAACACTCTGCCCATTCTCAATGGCGTTGAATACGCCGTCAATGGCCGGCGATATGACGGAGCTGAATGCTGCGCCTGCTTGTAGTCCAGCATCACGCAGTCGGTTCACGTTGTCAATGGCTGACTGTATGGCTTCTGGTGGAATTATGGTGAAGTTGCGACCGAGAGTACCTTGTGATGGTGCGAGTGCTTCTTCAAATGCGTCACGATACGCTGTGACTATACCAAGCCGCTCAAGTCTGCTTTTTGCTTCAGCCTGGTCGACATCAAATATTGATGTGAAGTCAAGCGTCTGCACCTGACCGGCTTCTGCGAGAATTTTGGCAAGTGACTTTTGCTTTTCTTCTGCTTTCTGTAAAGCAGCCGTCCGCTTATTTATTGCACTTGTATTCGTATTTGTGACCGTAGTGTTGTTCTGCGTGGCGGCATTTGCTGCATTGATTGGTGCCGTTATGGCATTGAACTGCCTTATGCTATCGCCGATGGCTGTGTTCAGTTCCCGTATCCTCGCACGCAGTTCAGTCACTACTCTTGCCTGATCAAGTTCTGCCTGCGTGGCAGCGATGATGTCACGAGTGTCAACGGTGGCCGCTGCACCCACAATTCTTTGAGGAGCGGCCTGAAGGGTTCTGCGTCTATCTTGCAGCTTCTTCAGGATGTTCTCCTGCTTATTGAGCTCGACATTTGCCGCCCCTATCTCGCTCTCAAATCCCTTAGTTATGGCTGACTGAATCGTGGCTTGAGTATAAGCATTGACCGCGGTGGTCAGCGTTCCAAGCTTTGCACTCTCCAGATCGAGATTGCCAAAATATGTCTTGTTGATTTTCGCCAATTCTTGCAGCGCATTGTTGCGTTGCAAATAGGTTGCAGTCGTATCATTGACAATGGCGGCCAATGCCTGCACCCTGCTGATCTCCCCTTGCGTACTGCCGGCGGCATTTGATTGAATGCTGACCGATGACTTGAGCTGTTCATTGTACTTGGCATAAGATTCAGCCGCTGACCTTATCTCCTTGTTCAGTGAATCTTGCTTGCCGAAAAGCGCATCAAGCGCACCGCCAAGGCTGCCATATTTCTGAATGGCCACCGTGATGGCAGAGCTGACAAGCGAAAAGCCAAGAAGCAGACCGGTAGGTCCAATAAGGCTTGTACCCAGTGCTTTTAATGCACCACCAACACCGCCGCTCTCTTTCCTTAAAGACTGAAATGACTGAAGAAGTGGCTCAATGTTGTTCTGAATGGCAATGAAGCCGAATGGTGCGTCAGAAGCGACCCGGCCAAGATTTGACAAAGCAAGCCCTGCTTTTGCAGAAGACGGCGCAATAAGACCAATCTTTTTCTCAAAGTCATCAATCTCCTTGCGAGCTTGCCGGAGTGCGGCAGACATATCCTTCGTGTCTGCTCCGATAATTATTTGTAATGCTTCATTAGCCACCTTGCTCGTCCTTTGCACGCAATTTACGAAACATCTCGGCGATGTCGGCCTCTGTCACGCCGGCATCGGCATCACCCGGCAATCTCCAAAGTGCTTCAGGACTGTCAGGCACCTTCTTCGGATCTCCCCACATCTTCGCCATCATGAACATGACGAGCCGCGTGTTGCGGTAGTCGTGAATCAGCCGCTCTTGATATCCTTCGATGATGAGCGACACTTCCTTGAAAGTTAGCGCATCGTAGTCACTGCGACCTATCTCACCGGTGACGTGCGCCCTTAACTTGTCCCAGCCTTCTTGCGTGTCGAGGTCGAACTTTTTTTTTCTTCCTGCGATGCTGTGGTGGTAGGCTGAAGAAACTTGGAGTCGTAGAACGCCTGAAGGATGGGAGTGAACAGATCGGGAGTGCTTATATTTTCATCCACGAAGTCAACCACCTCTTCAAAGGTGAAGTCCGGGTCTTCCTTCTTGATGTAGCAATTATTGAAAAGACCCCAGTAGATAATGACGGGCACGGCGGCAAGGTCTATCGAGTTATCCCCGAAGACCTTGCCAAGTTTTTGCATCTCCATGCCTATTTGCTGGACTGCCAGCATGCCGAACTTCAATCCTCGTGTACGGCCGAGGATGTCGGCTTGTATGTAACCGTTCATATTTGTGTGTGTAGTGTGAAAGCTTACGGAGTGATGTCAAGCGTGCCGGTAGATTGGATCGTCCCGGAGAAGTTGACATAGGCACCGCCAGCAGCATCTTGGTTGAGCGTCAGGTCAGTAATGTATGCTTCGCACTGGTGATAATAGACCGTTCCGATGGATGCGCCAGTGACCGTTGGATTCTGAAAGCGCACGGTGATCTTTGTCTTGTTCACCGTTGCAGTCAGCAGATCCTTATAGCTTACTTGTGAGATAGTCGGTGCCACCTCGCAAACTGCATCGAACGAGAAAGAGAAGCCAGGATCGCCGACACTTGTCAGCTTGCCGCAGTTGGTTTCGTCCTCGTTCACCGTCACGGTGGAGTTTACGCTCGATGTGCGCAGGCAGACCAGCGTCTTGTAGCTTGAGCCGCCGGCTGTGTCGATTTCAATGTTCTGAACCGAACCTTGTATTTGTCCCATTGTCCTTGTTTATTTTTCAATTAATGTCATATCAAAAGTAAGCAATTTCCGAACGAGCCATGCGCTGCCG